AGCCGCCGCAAACGCCTCCGAGATTTAGACGTGACCGCCTGAACAGAACCCAAAACCGTGGCCAACGCCGTACAGATAGAAGCCACCAGTGCAGGAGTAAACCACGACACCACAGCCCCCCAACATTACAACATCCGCCACAACACCTGTACAGTCACACGCCGACAGCAATCCAATTAGCTACCGCAGGCACACCATTCGGCTTCGAACCATCATTCGTGATAAACGCCAAACTAAAATTTTGGGCAGTCACATTATAGGCTTTCACATCGATCTGCTGCGTGCCCCCAGCCGCCGTAGCCATAGACGCCACCACAACCGGCGGACTACTAAACTGGCGATAAAACGGGATCGTGTAAGCATACACAGCAGACCCGCCAAACATGATCGACTTAGAACCCGTCTCAATCCTGGGGGACAACAACATCCACGCGTTGGCATGGTTAGCCCACACAGCCCCCGAAGGCACCATCACACGGTCACCCTCCACAGGGGTAGGATCACACGCAGCAGACTCGCCAAACGCCACACGGGCCGCTATAGCACGCCTATCCAACTGTTGCTGCAACCCGTTAGACGACAACACCAAAGTCGCCAACAACTGCTGATGATACACGCCAGGCTCGGCCCTCAACACATCCCTGGCACGCTCCGCACGGCCACCCTGAACAATCTCCAACCTGGCCGTATTCTGCTCCCAATCCCGAGACAACACCACATAGTCATAACGAGTCTCCCCAGGGCCCGGAAGCTGCCCCGTCACCGTCTCAACACTATTCGACGTGCACATCACCCCGTGAGCCCAAGCCTGCCCCGGCAACACCTCACACAACACTGTGGCACCCTGAACAGTAGTGCCGACACGAAAATCGTCCGGCCCTTTCACGGACGGCATATTACCCATCAGACCAGACATTTGAGCCCAATCATACTCGGTCAACACACCATCAAAACCCTTGCACACAATACCCACAACAAACCCCAATCACTTACTAAAACTTTTGCAAATCCCGCACACCCGCAGCCAAACCAGCCACACGCCGCGCTAGCAACGCCGACGGATTATCCTCATAATCCCCAGCAACAGGTGTCACCTTAGTCCACCCGTCACCCGGCGATACACACTCCACATCAATCTGCCGCACAATCTCCGCAATAGGCCCCGAGCCCACATCCACATAGATCAAATCACCCGGCATAAGATTGCCGGGCCCAAACCGCAACACATCCGACTCAGCCAACTCAATCTTAAACCCCGACGTGGCCCCTAACTCGGACAGCACCTGCTCAGCCTCATCGATGAGATGCACATGTTCAGAATCCGTGTTACGGGCATCCTTAAACACCTCGACACGATCAAACCAATCCCCCTCGGCCATCGAATCAACATCCTCGCAAAACAGCCGATCCTTGCCCTCGCCGCGGCCACCAACCACCACCGAAGTAGCCTTCGGGGCGTCACGCACATACTCCCACGACACAATCGACCCAGACTCGGCAGTCAACACGTGACTACGGGTCACCGCCGGCACACAATCAAACAACAAACCCCGCTGATCAAACTTCGCATTCTCAAACTGGTTCACCGTGACAGTCATCCGAGCCCACGACAACACCGGCAACAACTTGTCTGCAAACACGTGAAACCGCACCTGAAAATCCTTAATATAGCGGCCACGCTTCTCATCATCGGTCATAAACAAACCAGGCGGAAAACGCCAAGCATTATCCCCCAACACCTGCTTAGCCACCGACTCAGCCGCACCCGAATAGTGGGCATAATCCCTGTCGGCACGCCACTCCATACCAACCATACCAGGACGATAATTCACAGGCCACATCAGCATACGCCACAACAGGCGGATATCATCCTCACACGTGATAGTCACCCGCGAAGAACGCCACGGACCCACACCATGAACCTTACGCACAGGCCCAGAAAAAATCTGGCCACCACCATAATCAACAACCAGCCGTGCACCCGGCTTCGTCAACCCGTCAAGCCTGGAATGATCCCCCGACACCACCAACTCCAGCGTCGACAAACCATTCCACTTCAACGACAATTTCAACGATTCAAAAAAATTGATAGGCGCCACACGGCGATAATCCGGTGTAAACAATGTTATCTGCGGAACAAGACCAGCCATCAACTATTCACCAAGCCCTCAAAAACCTGTACTGCACCGACACAACAATGGCACCCAAACCAACCATCTCAATATTCACACTCCGAGAACCGCCAGGCGGGATAGGCGCAAACTCCCACTCTGTCAAACGATCCATCACATCCTCAAACCCGTTCAACAACGCAGACTGCTGGCGAGGATCCGTATCAATAGTAATCCACTCACCCTCCTCGACAGGATAATCCGAAGACACACGCAAACCATCAATCTGCACAGACCACGACTCCAACGGGCCCTCCACACGAATCACAGGCCACGCAGGCACATCACCCTTATTAGACAGATTATCCCAGCCAGAGCCCACACCCGGTGTCAACACCACAGGAAACGCAGTACCATCCTTGCCGACCGGGCCGCCACCCAACCAATCCTGCAACTTCGCGTTACTAAAACGAAACTTCTGCTCATCCCCATACCAAAACGGGTCATAAGCTGTCAAATGCAACAGATAGCGCGCATAGCCACGATTCACCGGATCCACCGTAAACGTGTCATCCACCGCATCAAACCGGCACTTCAACACACGCTCACGACCAGACGGGGTTTTAACCGACAACTCCCCCACCTCGCCAGGAGGGAACGCAGACCACAACTCGTCATAGGCTTTCAAAAAACCGTCACGAAACCCGCCCACCGGATCCGAGTCAACACCCGACACCAACACCGGCAGCGTCACCTCGCGAGGCTTCACATTAAACCCGCGCCACTCCGAGCCGTGCACCCCAACATGCGTTTGAGAAAAATGCTCAACCTCGGGAACACCCAAACCGCGCAACGAATCATTCAACAACATGACAGGAGACGCACCCGTATAATCCGTCAAATGAAGCACACGCTCCGGAGCATTACCAACCAACGGAAACATAGACCAGGTAACAGTCAAACCCGAACGATCAGACGGGTCAGGAATAAACATGCACAACACCCCCTCAATCACACGTAAGCCAACGCGTTCAAAGCGTCACGCTGCTGCCGCTCAATCCGCTTCGCAAACTCGTTCGGATCCCCATACGTGGGTCCATTCACATTCACCACAACACTCTTCTCGCTCGCACGCCGATACCTGCCATACGGGGTAAACGAGCCCACAGACGATCGCACACCAAACCGGGCATCAACAGCATCCGGCAGCCGACCAGCCACACCCGACATCGCATCCAACGCCAAACCAGCATTCCCTGTGATCCCCTCAGCCAAACCGGCAACAACCTGCCGGCCAACCTGGTCACGAAACACCCGAGACGGGGAATGAATACCCAACACCGACTTCGCCGCATTAGCAACCTGGGAACCCATATTACGCACCGTATCCAGCAGGCCACTCATAGCATTCCGGATACCATTACCCAAACCAGACACCACATCACGGCCAGCAGACACCAACAGGGACCCCATACTACCCAAGGCACCCCTAATATTGCCAGGCAGATTCCGGAAAAAACCCAACACACTATGCACACCACTAGACACAGCCGAGCCCATAGCATGCATAGCACTAGAAGCCGCACTCCTGGCCCCGTTAAACCCGCGCACAGCACCACTACGAACCCTAGACGCCATCGAACTGAAAAACCCGCCAACAGCAGACGCCACCGAAGACACAACACTACGTATCCCGTTCATCGCAGAAGAAACAGCGCCACGGGCCGCGTTAAAACCAGACCTCACATGAGAAGCAACCGACAAACCAAGCCGGGCAAAAAACCCCACAACAGCGTTCACGCCGCCAGAAATCACCGACTTGAAACCGTTAATAAACGCAGACGTAAACGCTCTAATATGATTCCAGCCATTCAAGATGGCCGTACCCATAGACCTCACGCCAGACACTAAATGATTCACAACCCATAAGATGACACGGGTGACAGTCCCAATAATGCGGGCTGCAGCAGACACAATAGCGCCAAGAATACGTGCAACAAACCCGATCACAGCTGTCACAATCGGCATCACAACCGGAATAATGCGGGCCACCACCTGCAACACAACCGAAACAACCTGCACCACCACACGCATAATCGACATGAT